GCATGCTCCTGTTCGTGAGGTTGATATTTCTGATGAGCGCGGAATCCATAGAATCGCAAAGGGTTTAGGGCTTACATCTCTCGATGTGAGAACCATCGCTCATACTTCTGGTGACTGGAACAGGATTTCGGAAAAGTTAGATGTCCCGCTCGATGTGGTCAAGATGGTTAAGGTAAGTATGGGGGGTGTCTGATGAAGCCAATTCTCGTATTAAAGCAGCAGGAAATCATGCCGGAGGTAATGAACATGGCTTCTGGAGCACCAAGTGCTATGGGTAGTGTCTCTCCACTTGCATTTGTCCCACTACCATCTACAACTAAAGACCCAATTTCAGGGCGTCCTCTTCTTGCACCTCAAGGTGCACAGTATCGAACTCAGTATGATATTCGTGGTAAGGAAACACCGTTTAGCGATATTTCTGCTCCTAAAAGCCAAAAACAAATTAGAGCAATGGGGCATGACCCGAAAACATTAGCAGAAATGTCTTCTGAGGAACTTGAAGGCTTTCTTCAAAACAGGGCTGCAAAAGAAGCAGCGAAGCAGTCACAACAAGAAGTTCTTGCTCGTCAAATGGCACAGAGCGGTGGTAATACACAGGCTGCTTTTGAAGAAGCATTACGAAGAACTGGGCGTGGTGCACTCGCTGGTAAGATTGGGGCAGGTGCGCTTGCTGGACTTACCGGTTTGATGGCGCTTCAAAGAGCCAATGAATCAGGCACAGACCTCATCAGTGCACTTGGGGGCGCAGGCGCTCAAGGTTATTCCACATATCGTTATGCGAATCCAACTCTACAAAGCCTCGGAATGCGAGGCGCTGCAAAAATAAGTCCATCCGTCGGGGTTTCTTCCGCTTCGACCTCCTACCCGGCGGATGCGACACCGTTTACTTATCAGGAGGGTGAAAGTAATTTTACACCTGCTGACCCACAGGCCAGTTTTACAGCCCCCAAGATTGCTGACCCTACCGTAGCACCAAAAACTGTCACCTCGCAGCAAAGACAAATGCTTGCGTCGGAGTTTGGTAATGATAATCCTTGGGCAGACATAAAATGGGATGATGATACTCATGTTAAACAAGGTATACAAGATTCAACCGACCATAGTATGACAGATGCATCTTTGGTAAGTCCAGAGCAAAGACAGGCTCTCTTAGAAGAGTTTCAAGAGTTTAAGGGTAACAGGAGGTCTTTCATTGGTGTTAGATGATAACGCACAGACCAAGCAACTCATCATTGATATGGATGGGAAGATGGCTTCTCGCTCATTCCGTTTTTTCTTTGAGTCAATCCTTGGTTTTCATTACTCGCATCATCACCAACTGTGGGATGAAGGTTTGACCCACAACCGCTACTATTGCGTGAAAGCATCTCGTGACCATGGTAAATCCACTCTATTCATGGCCTATGCGTTGTGGATTGCTGCATTTAATCCTAAGAAACACATCATGGTGTTTTCTCACTCATTGGAGCAGACCCTCGAACACATGCGTTTCATTAGAAATTGTATTGACACCACTCCTTGCCTTCGTCATCTTCGACCTACCGGTAAACCGTGGGCTAAGTCCTATTTTGAGTTCACAAACGGCAGTCGTATCATGGCAAAGTCGGTCGGTGGAGCAACTCGTGGTTTCCATCCTGATGTGGTTGTGTGTGACGATATTCTGTGGGGCACAACAGGTGGAGAGTTACAGCGAGCAGCCGATTGGTTCTATGGTGTTCTGCTTCCTGTTCTTCACCATAGTGCGCGTCTAATGATGGTCGGAACTCCGTTCTCATACAATGACCTGTATGCGGAACTTGAACAGAAGGACACGTTCGTTGTCGAAACATATCCTGCGATTAATGCTGAAGGTATAGCATTGTGGCCTGAGCGTTGGGACTTAGATTCACTCGAAGAGCGTCGCCGGTCTATGCCAGCAATTCAGTTTACTCGTGAGTATCTGTGTGAACCAATTCACGACGTTGCCAGTATGTTCCCGTCGGATATTCTTGAGAGAGCACGTGACACGAATCTTGTTCTTCTTGACCGGGCAGAAATGGAATACAACGAAGACGGGGAGCCTGCCGGTGTGTTCGGCCAGCATTTTATTGGCTGGGATACAGCGATTGCTTCTGATAAGAATGCTGACTTTACAGCCATGCTTACTCTTCGCACTCCACCCGGTGAAAACGAGAAGCAGATTGTCAACATCATTCACGAGAAAGGAATGTCTTCTATGGCTCAGAAGCGCCAAATCATTATTCTCAATAACAAGTTCAAACCTGACCTCATTGAACTTGAGGGTAACAATTTCCAGCGAATGTTCGCCATGGAGTTGAAAGAAATACGTGACGATATTCCGATTCGAACCTTTATGACAACTAAGACAAGAAAGGAAAGCCTCTTCATGTCCCTACTGCTGGCTTTTGAACAAGGGCAGATACGCACGCCGTATGGAGACGAGAGAAGTAAGACGTTCACTCACAAGTTGGAAGAAGAATTGAATCGTTTCGGTATGCAGAAAAATGGGAGGCTTGAGAGTGTGGGAACGCATGACGACTTGGCAATGGCTCTCGCTCTTGCTAACTGGGGAACCAAAGAGTTCCGTGGTTCAGTCATGCTTCTTGATGACTACCTTCCCGGCTTTGATGATTACATGACTGGTGGGTCCAAGAGTGGTTGGGTGATTCCATGAAAGAAGAAAAAGTTGGAAAGAAGCCCAAAGGTATGGTCGTTGTTATCTCAGTGGGTAAGCCCGGTGGTAAGAAACCTGAGCGAGAGGCTGACCCTGATACTAAGAAGAAAGCCAGTATCGAAGAACTCCAACAAGAAGCCGAGTCACTACGCGGTGCTCGTGATTTCCCGACTGCCCGTCGCTTCCAATCAACTGCAAATATGTTAGGTCAGGAAACACCGGGACGCGAAGTGGCTGCTCAGGCTGCTCAGGCTCTCTCACCCGGAGACGAGCAGATGTCAACCTCTCTCTATGATGAGGGACTTCAATCTCCTGATTTTATGGATATGCGACAAAATCCCAGTGAATATGACCCTACCGAGCGTGAGAACTTCATGCGTTTGATGCGACAAATGGAAAAACATCGTCGTCAGGTCGCGCGTGGGCAAGAAAGCCTTGCTGAACTTCGTCGCGATGACCCTTCTAAGTTCTTCTCTGACCGAATGACAGGGCGTGTAAAAACAAGTGAAGATGATGATGCTTTATCTGACATTCTCAAAGGTGATTTGTCTAATGTTGATTTCTGTGATTGTTGTAGCCCCAGTGAACTTGCTTGGGCTGTTATAAAAGCCAAGAAGAAGTCCAAACCGTTTCATGGATATAATCCAAAGCGTCATCATAAGAAAGGTGGGCTAAGTGCTAAAGGAAGGGCTAAGTTCAAGCGTGAAACTGGCGCAAACCTCAAACCACCTGTAACTACGAAGCCGAGTAAACTCAAGCCCGGTTCTAAGAAGGCCAAACGCCGTAAGTCATTCTGCGCTCGTATGTCAGGTTCTAAAGGACCGACATCGAAGAAAGGTAAACTCACACCAAAAGGTGCAGCGCTAAAGAGGTGGAACTGTTGAATTGTGGCTGCGAACACTGTGGACCCATGACATTGGCTTGGGATTCACTTGAAAAGAAATTATGTCCCGAAGGAAAGGCTGCTGCTAAGCGGAAGTTCAAAGTTTATCCTTCTGCTTATGCAAATGGTTGGGCTGTGCAATACTGCCGTGGTAAGTTTAGAAAGAAGGGGAAGAAAAAGAAATGATTCCTCTTGAGATGGCATGGCAAGTGCTTAAAGAAATGCCCGCTTGTCCAAGGGCTACTCAAGATTTGAAAGTTAATACTGAAAATCGTAATGACGCGATACAATCAGAACACATTCAATATGGACCGCTCAATCTATCTGATGAAAGTTATTGGGTTAAAGCAGCCGACCATTGGAATACATCAGTTGATGTTGCAAAAAAATCCAATTGCAGTAATTGTGTTGCTTTTGATATTAGTCCAAGAATGGAAAAATGCATGCCATTAGAAGGAGATTTAGGTTACTGCTGGATGCATCATTTCAAGTGCCATAAAGATAGAACCTGTTACACTTGGGCAGCAGGTGGACCAATAACAGAAAACGAAGTTTCTAAGAAAAATCAAAAGAAAAGTGAGTAAAATGACTGACTGTTGCACTTGCCATGATGTTCTTGTTATCAAGAATCTGAACCGATGGTTCAAAGAAAAGTGGGTTGATGTATCTCGTAAGGACAAAGATGGTAAACATCCACCTTGTGGTCGCTCTAAGGCAAAGAAGGGTAGCAAGGGTTATCCAAAGTGCCGCCCTTCTGTGAAGGTTAGTGATAAAACGCCAAAAACATCTGGTTCAATGTCTGAGGGTCAAAAGCGTGCGGCCACTAAGCGTAAGCGCTCTAAGAAGCAGGGCGTAGGCGGTAAACCGACTATCGTAAAGATGGTAGCCGTTAAGTAGAGGTCACTCGTGAGGTCAAAGTATGTGGGGGTCTGCGCTTATCGAATCCTTCGAAGTCGAAGTTCCTGAAGTAATCATCAAGGCTGAACCTACCAAGAATCTATTTGCTAATGGTGATGGTTGGTTTGAGGCTAAGTTAGGGTGTTCTGCGGGTAATCTCGTGAAGAGATTGCGTAAGATGCGAAGACGAAATAAGGATAGTCGTGATGAAATTGATGCCATTATTTCTGACATACGTGTCATGAAAGCGTTAGAAACTGAAGTGACAATCAATTCACTCACTTGGGGTGCTGAGAATGCTGATGTCATCAAACAATTAGGACTTAGTGACCGTGACCTGAAGAGTTTACGCAAGTTCGGGGAAAGCCGCTCAGTATCTCTTCAACAGGCGTGTAATATGTGGAAAAGTGCAGAAACTGCTCTCAAAATGCTCGATGAGTTTGAGGATGTATGGGGAGAAGAAGAGCAACGCGCATGGGCTACAGCCATGTCTACGAGAAGTGATGCGAAGAAGATGTGGAAAAATAGCCTACATCAGATTGATGCCCTCACTAAGCATGAGCAGGATTTTCTTTCTTTTGCCGCTTTACAACTAAATGAAAGAGGTCCGATGAAGTCCACTGAGATTCGTAGAAATCTAAGTGAAGCGGGATTGATGAGAAAGTCATTCACTGATAAGAAGTTGGCCCGACTTCTCAATATGTATGGTGAAGAAGTTGACATCATTAAGGGCGCAAAGCGTGGAACTTACGTTGTTCTCGACTCCGAGGGCCTTGTTCTCAAAGACCCATGGGCATATAGTGCTGGCTTCCTTGATGCAGACGGTTATATCACAATCACTGGTCGTGGTGAGCCTCGTGCTGGATTCATTGCTACTGGTGATAGGGGTAGAGTTCACTGTGAGAATCTCCATAAAACGCTGGGTTGTGGTATTCTTCAACTCGATAATAAGGTCTACAAGGACTCTCAGAGAAGTCAGCACCGCCTTCAGTTCTATTCAAAGGCTGACATCCGCAAACTCCTAACGGGAGTGCTTCCTCACTTACGCATGAAGGATGTTCAGGCGAAGGCTGTGCTCGCCTTCATAGAAGAAGACGATAAGGTTCGGAAGGAAGAGATAAAGCGTGTCGTGAGATACAATAACTGGAAGGATGATGCTCGAAAGGCCACTGAATTGCTTGAGGGTTGGGGTATTGATGCTAATACAATTGGTAAGTATGAGGAGGGTCTGTGATGGCAGAAGGTGACCGAAATCCAGTTAGCCGATTCTTGTCGGCTCTCGCCAGTCCATTCAGGCGTCGCACAACTCCTGAACCTCAGATGCCTCTCTATACGACAGGTATCCAAGAGCCTGTTCTCGCACAAGGTATCACTATTCCTGCTTTATTTGCCGTTTCAAATGAGAATCTAATTCTTAGAACTGTCTTATCTAAGTTAAGTCAAGAGGTTTTCAGAAGAGGATACTATTGGGAGAAGAAGTTCCGCAAGAAGTGCACTGAGTGTGGGGAAGAATACCAACATGAAGTTGAAATGTGTAAGACCTGCGGTGGAGAGGTTCGCGACCCGGACCCTGAACAGGTCATTTATGGTCGTTGGTTACTCGAAGAACATAATGCCATGGAGCAGAGTTTCATGGAAGTATTGTTTGAAGTCGAGCGCGACCTCAACATTGTAGATGATGCATTTTTGATTCTTATCAAGGAATATTATGTAGACCCTGAGTCGGGTGATGTTCAGTTCTTCCGAGTGAAGCAAATTATCCGTGGTGACCCGATATTCATGCGTATTATTGCCGATAAGCGTGGTGTTCGCGGTGGGCGATACAAGATTTGTCGTATTCATCGTGACCAAGTTGCTTATCCCGGCCAAGAGCCAGCATGTCAAGTATGTGGCTCCCGTCTTGTTGACGCTCACTACGTGAACATGTCAGGCTCTGGAAAGAATCAGTATTACACGAAGGGTGAAGTTATCCATATTAGTAAGTATAATCCATCTAAATTGTATGGAACTGCTCCAGTTAATACCATGTGGCGTCAGGCAATGACGCTTACTGCAATGGACAATTACATGTATACAGCCTATCAGAAGAGGCGGATTCCGAAGGGTATCATTTCTGTCACAACGGATAATCTTGAATCCATGAAGTCCTTTTGGAAGGGCGTTGATGAGAAAATGGAGCGTGACCCGCATTACATTCCTAAAGTCGGTATCGAATCCCAATCAGGGCGAGGTGCTGTGAACTGGGTCAAGTTCATGGATACACTTGAAGAGATGCAGTATATCTCTGTCCGTGATGAGATTAGAAATCGTATCGCTGCATTCTATGGTGTATCGAGTATCTTTATGATTGACAACGGTAAATCTGGTGGACTTAACAACGAAGGTTTGCAGATTCTTGTAACTAACCGTGCTGTTGAGTTTGGTCAGAAGGTCTACACAGAGAATCTATTCCCTCGTTTGCTTAAGGAAATGAGTATTACTGATTGGAAATTGACGTTATATCCAAATGAAGAAGAGGATGAAATTACTCGACTCCGTCGTGATGAGATGGAAGTAAACTTGGCACAGAGAATGCAGATGCTGGGTTATCAACCTGAACTCTTGGAAGAGGGTGACCGAGACATCCGCTTCGTATATCGTCAGCAAGAGGAAGGAGCACAACCTCCGGGCGGAATGCCTCCGGGTGGAATGCCTCCGGGTGGAATGCCTCCGGGTGGAATGCCTCCGGGTGGAATGCCTCCGGGTGGAATGCCGATGAGAGGTGGGCCTCCCGGCGGAATAATGCCTCCATCACAACCGGGTGGTGAAGGGCAAGGAATACGCACACCGAGAAGCCCCGCAAGACCTCAGCAACGTGGCACACCCGGAGCAGGTTCACCTATTACAAGCGTTCAACAACGTGGTCCTCCCCCCACCCAAGGACAGTTGAATAGTGATGCAATGCAGAATGCGCGAAGACCTCGCGGAGCGTAATCTCTTTTAATACATCATACCTACGGAGAAGCGGGATTCACATGGACCTCAAGAAAATGCACCCTATGGCACGCAAGTTAGGCATTCACGCTGACGCTTTCAATAAGGCACTCGAAACAGGTGACGCAATGGCTGCTCAAGACCACTTGAATGAGATTAGAAAGTTCGCTGGTTACCTTTCTGAAGACATTCATATGGAAATCACGAAGGCAGAAAAGAGTGAAGATACTCAAATCTCTACTCCAATCATGAAGATGAACACAACTGGAGAGAAGTTCGACTCCTCTCAGCGTGATGCTGTTCTACCCGGTATGATTCTCGCAGCACGCACTGGTGGCCCAATGCGAGTCCACCGTGGAACCTTTGGTCACTTTACTCCCGGCGGAGAGTGATTAGATGTCCGATGACGCACCTGAGAGTGCGACTGAGAGGCTTATGTCTACCCTCATCTCTAAGATGGAGACAATGGACCACGACCTTGGTATTCTAAAGGCTGAAAATAACCGCCTTCAACGTATTATCAATAACCCAACATCTCTTCTTCGTAAGGCGGGTTTTGTCGCTACCATGACTCCTTTGAGTGAGGATGTAGAGACAGATGTATTCCGCTCTGATGAAGGAGTTCTCCTCAAGGCGAATGATTCATTCACAAATGAAGAAATCCATCTCATGAGTTGGGATGAGATACATGAGATGGCTGACCAAGCCAAGAGCACAGAGGTGGTTTGAGAAATGCGTCCAATTCCGTCCCCAGTTAGTAGAGATGCAATGACTCTTCTTCACAAGGCTCAACGTCTTTTTGAAAAGGCTGAGAAATTAGACATGGTAGAACATGAAGGGAAGAAAGTTCCTGCTTTTGCCGCTGATGGTAAAGGTGCTAAAGATGAGAAGGCAAAAGCAAAAGATTGCCCTGAATGTGAAGGAAAGGGTCATGACTGCAAGTGTGATGAAAAGTGTCCAACTTGTGGTGAGAAAATGGATAAGATGGGATACAAGATGGGTTGCATGAAAATGGGATGCGGTGGTAAAATGGACGTAGATAAGGGTAACAAAATATGCCCTGAATGTGGTGAAGAGAAGAACAAGATGGGATGCATGAAAATGGGATGCGGTGGAAAGATGGATGTAGAGAAGTCCGAAGCAGGAACCCAACCGGGTTTTGAAACATCTTTTGACTCTAACCCCAGCGGAGTCATGTTCATGGCTGAGAGCGGTGGACAGACACGCAGTGCTTACTACACAACCAATCAGTATCTATACGGTGGAGAAGATGTTGCTAACAAAGGCGCAACATCTGAATCAGTTTCTATGGACAAGTTGTCTGGTCAGTTGAATCCTCACGATGGTGGCGGCGCCGACCGACAAGTTGTAGACGGAATCCTCAGTAAGATGCGTAGCATGCTGGGGTGAAGAAGTGTGCGAGAAGATGCTTTCGATGTCTATCTAAGGACACGAGGTAATCTTCTCAAGGCTATAGTTGACGGCATTGATTATCATAACGCCGTTGCTGACCATTACTTTTCGGTCCTAAATGTCTCCCGTCAGGGTGATGATTTTGTCAAATCGTGGGAAGACCACTTGACTATCTCTATTCTGAAAGAAGAGATTCCATCGGAGCAAAGACAATTTAAACCACTCAGCAGACGCTCTCAAAAGAAAGAAAGACAAAAGCGAAGTGACGAAGAACTTTCTGAAGTGCAGTTGTTAAATGAACACCTTACAAGAGTATCAGAGATGATGCATGATGGCGAGCATCACTGGTTTGACCGAGTTATTGAGCGTCCTCTTGAGCAGATTTTTACAGAGGATATTGATGTTGTAGGAGAGGCTGGTTACGACCATTATCACAACATACACCCGTTCAGTCCAGTTGTTCATCCACATAAGCGTGCCAATACCATTACTGGTGAACCCCGTTGGATTGAAACATTAAGACGTTTTTATCTCCCTTCAGAACCCGGTGCTCAAAGCAATAGCGAAATCCACGCTGAAATCGAAAAGGCGCAAGACAAACATGACATCAGTCAGGAAAATCCCTTTGTCTCAGGAACAGTTGAGGAAACATCAGAAAAAAAGATTCAACAGAGGATTAACGAAATCTATGAGAACACTGATGATTTAGCAAAAGAGACATTGTTTTATGATATTGAAGAAATGCCTGATTCAACTGATGAAGAAAAAAAGGCGAAAAAGAAAGAGTTTGAAAAAATGAAGCGAGCATTTTTTGGTCAGCAAGCCATTGAACAATTAGCGCAAGAAAAGACAAATGAATCTCGCCAACCTTTTGCTGGTCGCCATCATGACATTTCACCTCATAGCATATACATGACTGATTTTGAGCGTTGGAAGGCTGAAAATCCTAATGCTGCAACGAAAGTATCAGAGATGTTTCCTGAAGATGATGCAAAGCAGGATTTTGAGTTAAGAAAACAGCATTTCGAATCTCGTGCAAAAGATTGGTTTTCTGATGAGATTCACCCTGAGCCTTACATTGGTGAAACTGATGAAGAGCGGATTGAAAGAGAGATGGCTTTTATGAGAGGGGAAGATGTTCCTCGTGAGGCACCTGAACCTATACATCTACCTAAGAAAATGTCATACAACGGCTTTAGACATGGTTTAGAGTTCATGACACCAGTGCAGCGTTATATGGTTGCTAAGCATCTCTATGAAAAAGATACTAACCATCCAGATAATCAGATGATTTCTCTTGGTGATGGGACTCATACATCTGCTGGTCGGGTTGCTCGTGACCTTAAGCAACGCGTTAATTCTGAATATGAATGGTTTCACCGTGGTCAAAATGCACACGGTGGGAATGTAAATGCTCACTATGAGAGTGAAACGGATATTCCCAAAGCGTCAGAAGCACTTAGTGGTGCTGCTTTTTACAAGGCGTTAAAGGAAACTAACCATCCCACTGGGGGAACTATGCATGATTTTATTCTCGGTGAACTCAATAGAAAGTTACACAGACCACTCAGTGCGACAATACAAGAAACATATGCAGATGAGTTTGATGAAGACGAGGATGAGTATGAACCTCCCACTTTAGATGAGTTGAAGTATATTCCGAGAATTAACATTAGAACCGCAGCAAACGCAAGGCGGCGTGCAGAGGATGAAGACATCTCATACGAAGAAGCATATTACAAGGAATTAGAAGAATCTCAAATGGGAGGTGAAAACGAGATTAACGAAAAACAGTTACTCGAACTTGTTGGTTTGGATGAAAATCTAAATCCCTTTGAGGCCAAAAAAGACCACCATCCTGATGCTCCTCTTATGAGCGCGGATGATTTCAATAAGGTTCGCCAACGTGCTCTTTCATTTGCTAACCGTTCTCGTGACCACAAGAGAGTAAGGAACTCTGCACAGAGGCATTTACGTGGTCATGACGGGTATAGAGCAACAGATGTTCCTGAAAATGAGCGTGGGTTATTCTTGACCGATGATGGAAAAACACTCAAGGGATTAGCCTCATTTTTCTCTGACCCATTTCATGAGAGCGGTGGGCTTGGTAGGTCATCTTCTGCATTCCTTCATTTCTTACACGGTCATCACCCTAAAGACGAGGATGGATTTTCTCATATCGGGAATGAAGATTTCGATGATACCTTTTTCACAGCAAATGAAAATCACACAGGTCTTACTGGCTTTTTGACTCCTATGTATTACGACAAGAGAGCGCCTCTCGATGTTGACCCTGCCGGAGTGTTAAGCGCTAAAGATGCGAGTAGACCGCGTGGTTTCAGGGGTGGAAAAGCCTCAAAAAAAGGAAGAACAACAAAAAATACGTTTAGTAATGGTGTCACATCTTTTGCTGCCCCCTATGCAAATACCATTAGGACAATGAGTAATCTTGAGAGACAAGAAAAGTATCAAGGTAAGCCTACAAAATATTCTAATGTAGTATCTGGTCCTCTTGGTGATTCTCTCCATACAATTCAATCATCCACCGACCCGTTTGGTCATTCTAAAAGAAGGTCAAGACACGCTCATAGACATGCAACAAAACTTGGTAGAATGAGGCCACCTCATGACCCTCAAGAAAAGGGTATACTTTCAGTAAATATGCTGAACACAGGACGGCATCCGTTTAGCCATAAAGTCAGAGATGGAAAGGAATGGAAGGGTTCTATGGGGCGTCTTCAAGGGGGAGGGGGCGACTTAGAACAATTTGTTGAAACAAGAGATTTATCCGGTGACTTTGATTATGAAACAAAAATAGGTGACATAGAGAGTTTAATGCTTTTACAAGAGGAAGACGAGAGAAAACTGGAAGAAATGAAAGAGCGAGGGGAGGTAAACCCCGAACTCATTAAAATAATGGATGAACGACACGAGGAAATCCAATCCATTGAGCAAAGCCTACGAGAATATGAGCATTCTGAGCAATACGGTGATGTGTATACTAACAAACAACGACTTAGAGAGTTTGAGCATATAGATAAGAAAGATGCTGCTGATAATGCTGCACACATTGAAATGGCAAAACGATTACTTGCCACGGTTCCTTCTGATAAGATGCCTGACCCTGAACAAGACCCTACTGGTTTCTGGAGTATTTCAGCAAGGGCCTTAGCAGATGCTGGGCGAGTTTTGAGAATGGCAGACCCACAAGATGGCATTTTCACTTACTCATATGGTGGAAAAGAAGTTGAAAAGAAAAGTGCGAGTGAGGCTTTCTCTTCTGAAGGTAATGTGTTTGACCCACATGCAAGAGTGGGAAATATCGTAAAACGATTTGGTGTCGAAGTTCTTCCTGAGAGCAACCCAATTACTGTTCTTCAAAATCTCGGTCTTCCAAATGATAAGTATCACAACGACATGATAGAACGTCTTCTTGACCATGCAAGAACTATTGGTCCAGTGAGAGTCATGACCAATTCTGCGGTGCACAGCACTGGTGTCCCTTTGACTCCAAGGGGGAGCATGGCGTTTCACGATGCTTCAATTGAAAACCACCAAGACGCTTTTACTGACTATGTAAAGCAACAGCGTGGAACGATTAAACAGAAGACAAATGAATTACGGAACCGTTACGAGGGGCCTCTTTCATTGATACCTTCTATCATGCGCCGTGACCAGAAAGCGACTGAGATAAACAATCTAACTCATATCCCATTGACGCCTGTTGAAATGTCACAAAGACAAGAGAGTGTATATGGAAATGCAATGAGAGGCACATCAAAGAATCCTAACATCAAGGCTACAAAAAATAGAATCCGTTCAGCACTTCATGATTTGATTGTGGCTCACGGGGAGGAAGAGGAAGGCCAAATCCATTCAGGGGGGACGGCGACAGAAGCAGGGTGGGGCACGTTCCCCGTTGGCCCAGCAACAACAGGGCAGTATCACACTGTGCAGGATATGTGGGGTTCAACTTCCGCTATGGACTTCGGTTATCCGGGTCGCTCACCTGTTGGTTGGGAAATTGAAAATGGTCAACCAGTCATTGGTTTCAACACCCAAGATGAGTTGCTTCACAGTGTCCCTCATGGAATTATGGCGGAACTACATGGTGAAGAAAAGGCCGCTTTATGGGGTCAACAACAATGGCAACCACTCAGCACTATGAATTACATTTCTCGTGCGAACATGATGGGTCAACGGCCTAATGATGATATAATCTTGAGGAGTGAAGACCTAATGACGTTGATGAATCCTGATTTACTTTACAAAGAAGATGAGGCAAGACCGCCTCCTCTTCTCCCAATGCACCGTCTTTTCTCCGTCAAAAATCTCGATTCGTTCCGTGGCTTTACTGGTGATTGGGTTGTTTCTGTTTACCCTGAAGGTCAACGCATCATTATTACTCGTGACGGGGATGATATTTCTGCGTATGATTCAAACGCTGATGATGTTGCTATTCGGGGTAGAACAAAGAAGCATCTCAAAAAGTTGACAGAGAAGAATTTCGTGGTTGACGCGATTAAGCGACCAAACCACATTTACATCTTCGATATTCTTGACTATGATGGCACAAATGTCAGTGATTTAAGCACCCCTGAACGGTTGAAATTACTTCGTGGGCAGTTTGATTCGTATGAGAACGCACACATTCCGTCTCCCGATGATACAGTTGTGACTGATGAGGGAGGTCTTGAAGCAGCCGTGGAGAGATTGTCCGAAGAAAACCCCCGCCTTCTACTCCGTGATGGTAAATCCACATACATGAAGGGAGAGAGAAGGCACCCAAAGTGGTTTATGCTCAGGAGGAACAAGGACATCGCTCTCATAATTCTCGATGTTCGCGGAAAAGGTCCGTTCACCTACCGTCTTGGTGCTGGGCCTGTTGATGAGGATGACCTTGGAAACAGAGGGGTGAAGTTCGATGGGGAGACATACCTCGATGTTGGGACCGTGAAGAGTCCTAAACCGTTTGAAGAAGGAGATATTGTTCGCGTTTCGGTTTCAGGTGTTAAGGAAAAGAAGCGTTCAGGACGCCTCATTTATGATGTCACCCCTAATACTATACGCGCGGGTAGTAGTATAGAGAGTCCAGCAAGCCTTGAATCTCTCAGCCTTCTTGCCAAGTCACATCCAATCATTCCTGTGCATTATGACATCGAAATGGCTGATGAGAAGATGACTCTTTCCTTTGATGGTATTGATGATGTGGTCTACAAGATGACCATGACTCGAAATGGATATTGGGTCCATGAGCCTCAAGCCCTGCTTTCTCCTCTGATGAAGTCCGACTATGCGATTCAACTTGCTGAAAGCATTCGTCCTATTTGGCACGATGTAGCAGGTGTCATGATTTCCAAGAAGTTAGAGCGTGTCAGGAGCATGACTGACCCAAAAGACCGCGAAGCATCTGAGGAAGAGTCAGCAGGAATCATTGATTCTGATGATGATGAAACCATCTTGAAGCCTGAAGAGCAGAAGAAGATGGCAGACATGCTCAGTCGAATTGCTGACTTAACTGAGCGAATCAATAAAGAAAAGATGACTGGACGAACCGGCGCTCAGGGTGTCGGTCTTTTTGGTGATGGTGTTGAATCACCTCGTGGACCAACCGAGGTTCAAGGTGAGCAAACACAGCCTGATTGGGACATGCTGGAGAGGCCTACGGAAGACCCTGAAGAGGAATACCCAGCGGCCCGAAAAAAGCGCAAAATCTTAGAGCAGTCCAACGAAACAGAGATTGAGGAACCGGAGGGGTGACTGCGTTTGGTTCATATAGATGAACGGCCCCTTGCTGGGATTAGTGTGCTTCGACAACCTCTACAACATGGCATTGAACTCCTCAAGGCGGGGTCTGACCTCGTCGTCGCAGGATATGCCTCTGTTGAACTCGTTGACAAGCAGGGAGATTTGATTACACGCTCGGCTCTGAAGGACGCCTTCAAGAAGTTCATGACAGACCCGAAGTTTAGAAATGTCCAACTCGCACATTCCAATATTCAAGTAGGAGAAGTAATTCCAAATTATACAGACAACAACGGGAGAATGTGGAAAAGCGAAGTTGATGACGCAGGAATGTTTGTTGTAGTCCAGTTAAGAAACGATATAGAAAAAGCAAGGGAGGTAGCGGCGGAAGTTCGAAAAGGAAACCTACGTGGGTTTAGTATCGGAGGACAAGCATTCAAGCGAGTCAACAAGAGCGATAACACACACGGCTCCTATCAAGAAATCTCGAAACTCGAACTTCACGAAGTAACAATCTGCGAAAAGGGAATCAACCCGGAAGCAACATTTAGAATCCTAAAAGAAGACAAGGATAACAACAAGGTGAGTAAAATGACTGATGATGTAATGGAACAAATGAGTAGCGTCCTCGAACGCCTCGAAGGACGACTGGACTCAATGGAGAAGGGAGAGTTGCCACCGGCACTCGCTGCTGCTCAGAAGGAGTCGAAAGATGAATCAAAGGGCGAATCCAAGGATGAAGCCAAGGATGAGAAGGAAGACAAGGACGACAAGGAAAAGTCCGAGTTCTCCGATGTTATCACTGCTGAATACCTCAACTGGATGGAGCATACCCTCAAGTCCGCTGGTGTTGACACGGCAGGTGCTCGTGCTCACTTCGATGATGTCGCTAAGGCTAACCTCGGCTCCACGCCGGAAGCCATCGGTGACGGTGCATCTTACTTCGCTGCTCAGGTAAAGGGTCGCGCTCAAGAAAATGGCTCACCCTCCACTAACGCTCTTTCCCGCGCTGGTCTAACTCGCGGTGGTGCTAAGGTCGAGAAGAGTGATTTCATCTCTGCTGACGCTGTGGATTCTTCCCAATTGGAAGCCGCATACGAGGTCTACAAGGCTGCTCGCGCAGAGCAGGCTTACAAGGGCGACCTTGAGAAGCACTTCGAGGCTCGCTTCCAGCAAGAAAGCCATGCTGAAGTCCAGAAGGCTGCTGCTGCTGAGTTCGATGCTCGCGGTCCTCTCGGTGAGGTCATGAAGGCTCTTGACGCTCTTAACGGGCGCATTGACAACATTGGCGCATCTGGTTCACCTATTGCTAAGTCCGATTCCTCCCCAAACATCGAGGTTCCTTCAACGGTTGACCTTGCAAACATGTCTTGGGACGAGGTCCACCAACTCGCAGGGAGCGTCTTCCGAGACGAGTGAATAATTGAAAAAAAATACGGAGATGATGAAAAATGGCACGAAACTACGTTCGAACAGTTACCGACATGGAGCGCTACTACTATGGCGCCGGAAATGCAATGGGATATTCCTACACTGGCAGCGAGTTGCTGAAGGCTGACAGCCCAATGCTCTCCTCCACCGCAGGAACCTATCAGGCAATCTATGGCCGCAAGGTCTGGAGCCAGTTGAACCAAGAGTTCAACGCTTTCTCAATCCTACCTAAGCGTCCTTGGGACCGCTCGGGTTGGCGCGTCATCACGGAGAAGCCTAACGCTGGTGTTCTTCATGGTGGTCTTGCAGAGAACGGTGTCCTTCCTGACACTGTCAAGCCTGTCTTCCAGCACGTGGCTGCAAAGCCTAAGACCATCGCTCATTCCTTCGACATGAGTGAAGTCGCTATCTTCCTTGCTGACAAGGACGATGGTATGGGAGACATCCGCTCTGTCCTCAAGGAAGAGATGGGTAAGCACCATGCTGAGATGGTCAACAAGATGCTCCTCACGGACTCTGAGACAACCGCAGGAAACAACTTCGAGTCCCTTGACCGAATCACTGGAAACGACGGTGGCTCCTCTGGTGGACTAACATCCATGGAAACTGGTGCTTCAGCGGGAACTGACCACTGTGGCGCGAGTGACCTCGACATCTACAGCATTGACCGAAGTGCAAACTCATGGTCCAACGCTGTCGTGAACTGCGGTGCAGACCGAGCAGCAGGGCAGAGGAGAACTTTCTCCCTTGACCAGTTGGATGATGTCTTCCAGCGCATGTGGGAACTTGGTGGCAACCCCAAGGTTATGCTCACTGGCTATGATACTCTAATGCGCCTACAGCAGTTGCTACAGGCACAGCAGCGATTCATGGAAGAGAAGCGCGTTACACCAACCTACAACGGTGTAAAGGGTGTTCCCGGTATCGAAGCCGGATTCATCGTCGCTACCTACAACGGTGTTCCAATCATTCCATCGAAGGACGTTGAGAAGGACGGCATCAGCCGAGTTTACTTCCTCGACACGGACTACCTATACTTCTCCACGGCAATCCCGACTCAATACTTCGAGTCCGGTATCGAGACAGGCGACCCGTTCGCTATCA